AATTTCTTTTTCACTCTTTCTTCCACTAAGATAGTCATTAACTAATTGTGGAGCTGCATCTAAACCAAACCATTCTAGCATATCTGTTGTCACTCCCAGTCTATCAATATATTCAATCTTGCCGTTTTCGCTTACACCAGTAATAATGTGCGGTGTATTTTTTACTCTTTCAGGTAAAGAGTTTTCCTCCTCTTCAAATTGTGTTTGATTCCAGGCTTCCATAAGAGATCTTAACGCAGTTGCCTTAATAATAAAACTCCCTATACTCACATAAGTCATAGGATTTGCAGCCTTACCTAATACTTTTTTACCAACTTGAGATGCTAATTCATTATTATTTGCAGCATTTTGAATCAATCTTTTAAAGCGAACTGCATTTACTTCTTGAAAAGACCAAAAAGGTATCATATTTTTTCTAATAAATTGACCTGTTACCGACACCCTATCGTATGCGCCTAAAAGATCGTTAGACAACATAAATGCTCTATCATTAATATTAGACAAACCCATCACTTCTCCAGGAAGAGAAGCACCATAATTATTAGGCTTACCATCTGGGTTTTGAGTCATTTGTTTTTTATAATCTAAGTAACTAGCGTAGCGTAAAATTGCTTCTCTGAAATCAGTAGACATTTGAGCTTTATTCCAATATGCTTTTATTATTTCTAAAGGTATATCTGTTGTTTTATTTTTTTGTGTATATTTACTCCCAAAAGTATCTAATGTTTTTAAGGTGTTTAATTCTTGACGGAATATAGTAGATTCCATACCTCCTTGCTCAAGAAATTCTCTCACATTTGGTGTCATTTTCTTATCACCAGTGTATGCTTGAGTTAGTTCTTTAATAGCTGTAGGGACTTCTTTAAATGTAGATGGGTTTCCAATAAAGGCACCTTCTGCATCTCCACTAAGATTTCGCACATTATATTTAAAATACCTTCTAGGTGATATTAATTGCAATCTCTTCCAACTAGATAATAATTTTTCGGGCAGTCTTTTTATTGGAGCATCTTTACTTAAATTATTTAAAGTCTTAGCCAAATCTTCTTTAATAACATATTGTTTTCTTTTCCCACCTACAGCTAAAGTTTGAGAGACTTGTTCTAAGTCTTTTTTGGTTAATCCTTTATCTTTCATTGATGCTTCAAATAATTGATTTGCAACTTTAGTTGGCACACTTTCAGTCAAATAAAAAACATTACCATCTCTTGGTTGCCATACAGTAAAATTTTCAGGAACAAAATCTCTCCAATTACTAGCATCACCTGTTTCTGCTTTCGCTTGAGATCTAACTGCTTCATAGATATTATAATTCTCATCAATTACTTTAATGGTTTTAGCTACTTCCATATCATAATACATTTGTTTTATTACATCAAATTCTGCCTCTATATAATCAGAGTTAATATCTTTTTCACTACCTCTTCTTTTAGATAAAAATTTACTACCTGAAGGTGTTTTTAATTTTTTACCTGACCCTGAAATGACTCCACTACCTGCGTGTTCTAAAACCATGTGTCTAAAATAATCATCTCTTTGTAATCTACTTTCAGGATTAAAATCAATTTCATTCATTCTTTCTATGTATTCATTTTTTAATGATTCCCAATTTTCTTTTCTAAGATTAATTTTGTCTTGAACATTTTGATTTTGTTCTAAAGCTCGATTTACTTTAGCTAATTCTATATTTAAAGTTTCAGGTTTTAATCCATAAGGAAGTTTAGGTATAGCTTCATCTTTTGGAGTAGACCTAACTGTTGCTGCTAAATCATCTAAAATAACTTTACGAGTAAATAAATTATATTCTGCAGGAGAAAGACCTTCAATAATACTATCGATAAGTCTAATTGATTTATCTGCAGAAACATTTGGTTGCTTTGATAACTTTGTCAAATAAAAAGATGCTATAGCGTTTTCTTCATTTCTTGCTAAAAATTCATATTCTCTTGTAAATCTATTTTTAATACCAACTAGACTTTCTTTAACTTTAGTTAAAAATCCTTCCTTCTTAACACCTTTAGATGCTTGAAATCTTGATTCTACTTCAGGTTCAAACTTTACATCTACAATTTCTAAGGGTTCTATTTTTTCTATAGGTTCTTCTACAGGCTTTTCTTTTTCAACAATTCTTTCTGTTTTCTTTTCAGATACAGGTTCAGTCTTATCTCTTAATATCTCTGGAGTTTCAAAACCAGGTATCTGCTCTTGAATAATATTAGTCATTTGTTTAGCAGAGTTTATATCTTGATTCTTTTGAGTTTCTGTACGAGCAGGATCACTAATTCTATCTATAGTAATTTGTAAATTATCTTTGATTAAGTCTACTGCTGCAGATTGTTTTTCAGTTAGATTGCCCTCTGATACAAGTTTGTCTATCTGTTCTTTAACTGTAGGCTGTATCTCTACCTCATTTTTTTTCAACTCATCATAAAATCGTTCAGCTTTTTTCTCACTAATACCTTTATCTTTAACATACTTAACAAAATTTGTTTTACCCTTTTTAAATTGCTGACCTAACTGAGATGGTTTACCTTGAGTTAAAGTAAGACCAACACCTAACATCCCTTGAGCAGTGACCTCTGACCAATCTATTTTATCTTGTGTCAATGCTTGTTCCCATGCAGTAAGTCCTGCAAATGTAGCACCTGAACCTATTTGAGCTAAAGGTTTTGCTAAATTACCAAAGGCTCCTAGAGTTAAATGCAATGCAGTACCCTCTATTGTTCCCTTAGTAATACCCACTAAAGGTGAGCCAAGACTATAAAGAATATTCTCATGTGCTTTAGCTGTTTCTCCACCACCCTTAATAGCACTATAGATAGGTAGTCCCCACGGGCCCATAGATGCAATTACAGGCAAGTCAATACCAAATATTCCTGCACCTTCATATAATGCTTTACCTAAATCATTAACAAAGCCTTGACCTTCAGGTATACCACTTTTTTCCCATTCTGCAGCTCTAGCATTGTACAGTTTAGTTAAGTCTCTAAAAGCACCACCTCTTTCTACACCTGTTAAATCCTCTAAGTATTTAGCATATTTATCAAGAGTATCTGTAATACCTGCAGAACCTTTAAAGTATCCAACCATTAATGATGAAGCAGGTTGTACAAATGCTTGGTCTAAAAACTTTTGAAATCCAGATTCTTTAGGTGTTTCTACTTGAGGAGTAGATTCTTTAGGTGTTTCTACTTGAGGAGTAGATTCTTTTGGTGTTTCTACTTGAGGAGTAGATTCTTTTGGTGTTTCAATATATTGCAACAAAGGATTAGATGAAGTATCTGCATCAGTAGTTTGTACAGGAGGGGGTGTCTCTACATCTAAATACTGTAATAAAGGATTTTCAGCCATTAGGTCATTGGTGCAAATCTATAAGTGTACCACTTACTTAATGGCATTACTTTTTTTATGCCTTTATCTGTTTTTAAAATTACTTGATTGCCCTTCATTTCTTCTACAACAATAGAACCAGAATCAAATTGTTTTACTAGTTCAGGTGGTAATTTAAACTTCATACCTGCATTTGGAGCTTGAGGTACAAAACCAAGATCAGTAGCACTTGGAGGTTGTTGCCCACTATCTGAAACTTCAACCTCAGAAGATTGTTCGCCTTGTGGCATTGAATTTACATTTTCACTTATTGGTTTTAAACTAGCCTCATACAATCTAACAGCTTCTACTTTTTGTTCTTGAGTAGATTTTGACCATGCCTCTTCAGGAATACTTGGAGGTCTTTGTAATACATTATTATTTAATAATGATTTATCTTCTATTTCTCCTAACCAATCATATCCATATTTACTTTTAAGAGTTTTATTAATTCTGTTTAAAGCAGGTTGGTCTGTTGATTCATTCCAACTTGATTCTCCACTGTCAATCGTAATTGGATCTTCACCACCAAATGAAAATGAAACACTAGATTCACCTTTTTTTAATCCAAGTAATCTTGTTCGCTCTTGCATTAAGTTTCGCAGTTCTAGTTTTTCTCTATCTGATAAATTAGTTCCTGGTTCTTGAATTTCAATTTCTCCTGTTCTAGGATCAAAAAGAATACGATTTCCCTTTTTATCAATCTTTAATTGTTTATTTACTGGAGTTTTTTCTTTTGTGACTTCTGAAAAAACCAATGAACCGTCATCCATAAACCTTAATCTACCATTAACATCTTTTTGAGTAGGTCTATCTGGAGCATCTCCTTCAAATACTTGTTCTCCAGTATCGGTAAATCGTAAAATACCAAAACTATCCTTTTGACTTTTTCTATCTGTTGTCTTTGCTTTTTCTTTTATTCTTCCTGGTGCTTGAGATTTTGGTACATATATTGTATCACCAGTTTCTTCATCTATAACACCTACTAAAGAAATATCAGATGTTTTTGTAGCACCTAAAAGTCTATTACCAAGTCCACTACTTTTACCTTCAAGAAAATTAAAAAGTTGATCTTGAGATGTAATATCTCCCCTCATTACTTGAAATTGACCTGCTTGAGCTGCTTTATAATCATCACCTTCTAATCCTGCTAAATTAATTAACTGAGGTAGTCTTTTTTTTAAATCGTTAAACTCTTCTTTCTTTTTAAGCCTATCCTGCAAGCTAAGTTCTGCACCTCTTTGCAATCCTGCACTTACACCTTGAGCAAAGCCACCTGCAATAGCTTGACCTAATGATGGTCTTTTCTTTGTTTTAAATTTAAAAGCCATTATTTCACTGCCTTTCCGTAGTAAACGTGTTTAATACCATCTATCTCAACTACTGCTTCATTATTAACCTTTTCAACATCTTGGGCCATTAAACCGATCTGAGGTATCTTACTGCCTTTATAGTTAAATATATATACAGGTAAGCCATTATCTAATGAACCTACCTGACTGATGTTTTCTTTGATTCTTATGTCACTACCTAAAGCATAAGCTGTTAAAGCACTACCTGCTCCTTGTGCAGCAGAGCCTAATACACCTTCCCACCATTCTGGGCTACTATCTATCCCTGCTTGTATTTGCGCCCTAGAAGTTTCTTCTCCCATAATAGCTCTTGACATTTGATCTTGTATTTGCTGTTGAGTTTGTTCTAAGCCTGCCATAGTAATGTCTGTTTTTAAATCAAGTTTTGGCACTTGCTGTAATTGTTGTAAAGTATTGATATCTATATTTGAAAGTCTATCTATTAAACTTCTTTCTGCTCTTTCTTGAATACCTGGAGTTAATGATTCTAATGTTTGAGCTTCACCACCAGTACCTAGTATTGAGCGTTCTAATTGACTTATTAATTGACCTTGCTGTCTAGCATTAAGTCTGCCAGCTAACTCTTTTTGAGCTGCACTAGACCTTTGAATAAGACTTTCAAGTTCACCAATACTTTTTTCGGTCTTAGCTTCTGTTTCATCAAGCTGTGCCATTCTACGAGATTCTTCAGAGGCAGTTCTAGCTTCTTCTAAACTTTCATACGACTTACCATCTGCAGTCACATAAAGACCAGTTTCAGGATTATAAGTAGCATCATCACCTGCAAGAGATATTTTATTTTGCAATGATTGTATATAGTTACTTGCATTAGCATTTGCATTTTTTATTCTTCTATTTTGAGTTACACCTTCACCTTCAAATGCCTTATAACTCCAACTTTTTAATACCTTACCTGTTTCATTATCAATGACCTGTATTCTTTTTGAAGGGCCATGATTATTTATGCTATATCTATCCATTTTACAAATCCTTTGCTTTTTTAATTTCTGAGAAATGCCACTCTTCGTTTAGCTTTACTGCTAAGTAAAACTTCCCTTCTTTAGTGCATATTCCAATATCTGTGTCTTTACCTTCTTGAGGACTAAAAAATCCTTGTTTAAGGTTGAAAATCTTATCTTGCTTACCATCAGTAAGTGTTTCAATGGTTTCTTCCATTATGGATTACTCCCTTCTATATCATAGTCAATGTCAATACCATCGATCCTTGTATTACTTGCTATACCTGAAACTTCTACTTCTATACTCTTACCAAGTTCATTTATAATAAAAGAATCAGTAGTAAGAATCGTAGAATCAGCAATCGTCTGAGTTAAAGATGCAGTGCTATCACCATCAATGTAAACCTTTACTGTAAGGTTACTAGCACCTCCACTACCTAAGTAAGTAATGTGCAGTTTTGTAAAGCGTTTATATTGATCTGGTACTCCAAAGTCAAATCTCTTTGTTTTAAGTTTAACTGTAGATGTAGCCTCATTTGAGGTGCTTAAAAATAAATTCTCTACTCTCTCTGAAGTAGTGTCATAAGTCTGTAACTCTTGGTCATCTGTTATGACAAATTGACTTTGAAATGTACCTGAGTGTCCATCAAACTTTGACCAAGACTGAGTATCAAAGTTATAAACATACATTGTATCTGTAGAATCATAATTTACAATCAGTGTATTTATATTAGCATGATACCCTAAAGAGAATCCTCCAGAGTTTGGCTGAAGGTCTAATCCTTGATATGTATCTCTTATTAGTAAGGATACTTCTGATATTTCTGTGCCACGCATTAGACTTACTTGCCTATTATCAGCAAAGCAAATACCGTAAGGTGTATCTACCACTGCGTGTTTATGTAAACATCCAATACCTGCTATATGCTTTTCTAAAATAAAGTTTACTGATTGTGAGCTTTGTATTCTGTAAACATATATGTTTCTTGTTTTAAATACATATAGTCTATTCTGTGCAGAATGTAAAGCAGTTATTTCATCCCCATCATTCTTACCAACATCAAGAAACTTTGTTCCCACCACGGCCTCATCGAGCTTAAAGTTATCAGTAAAGACAATGCGATTCTTTTCACGAATTGTTTGATCATTCTCGTCCTTAAAATCTATATTTGCGTAAAACGCTTTGTTACCAACTACTGCTGCTGTATTCCACTTAATTGGTTTTAATCTAGTTTCTGCAGCTCTACCTGTAAGCGAGTTATAGGTTGCAAGTTTTAATCCATCGTTTGGTAGATACCAAGTAGCTACTTTATCTGTAGAAACAGTGCATACAAAAGCAGTAAAAGCACTTAAATCAATATCATTGGCCCATTGTGCATATCCTTCACCCCTCCAGTTGCCCCAATTCACTGCGATACCTGAAGTAGGCCCAGTAGTTAAGTCTCCAGAAGAAATGCTTTTAATGTTAGCAATATATGTTGTAGGTTTTTCTAACTCTGCTGAAAACAAAGCTAAAGTATTACTGCTTATATCAGTTGTTGTAACAATAACTGCTTTGTCTGCAGCAAAACTAGAAGCATTAGACCAGTTAGTAGCTCCTTCTAAAACTGTTGCACTATAATTACTGTAAGTATTGTGTAAATCGTGAGTATCATTTGATGTAGCACCATAAGGTTCTAAACAAGGAATCCAATTACCATTGTTTGATGTAGCTGTAATACTGCCACGAATAATTGACTCTGTTGATGAATCTTTAGCTCTTGGGTCATCTGAAAAACCATCTTGAACATCATAAGTAGTTACTAAATACCAATCAACATCATCTTCGGGTTGCCAATATAAATTAATACCTGTAATTCTTTTATTCCAATTAGCAAGAGAACCACCTGTATCAACAACTAATTGAATACCAGGACAGCGATTAGATTGAACAGCATTTTGTGAAAAAACACCTATATCACCATGCGTATCTCTACCTAATTCACTTTCCTGTACATAATCATAAATAAATGTAACTGTGTATTTATCTTTACTGCTAAATGTATTTGCTGCAGCATCATCAATTAATTTGAAATCATCAGTGGTTGGAAAATAGACAAAGATACCTACTTCATTCGCTGCATCGATTGCATTTTCCTGATCAAAAGCGTACTGCAATGGCACTACAGTTGGAGGTGTTAATTCCGTATCTTCTAATGTCCAAGCATTGACTGCTGCGGCCATTGGTGGTGTTCTAAATCTGTAATGTGTTAAAGGAGTAATACCTTGACCAAAAACATTTCTTTTAATATGTCCATACCACTTAGGGTCATTTAAAAAGGAACCATCGCTGATTCTAAGTATTTGATTGTGTACTAAAAGGTCGTGACTAGGAAATTCTTTGATAGATATATCATCTATTCTAAATGTTGGAGTTTGTGTTGTGCCATCAGTTTCTGCAGCAAAGAATCCGATACCACTGTTACTTTCTTTTGGTGAAAAATACACTGTTTGTGTTGCGGCACTGTAGCTTGCAAAAGAAACATAAGTCTCTGTTAATGCTGAATTTTTTATTGTAATACCTGCTTTACCTGCACCTCCAATATTGGATAAAGTAAATTGCAACCTATATATTTTATTCTTTTCTAAACTAATGGTCATATCAGCATTTGTTTGAGTCAATGCTCCTGTGCCTGAACCTGTAGTATATTGACCATAAATTGAAGATTCTCCTACTACACGACTCCAACCAGTACCAAATGTCCAATCTGAACTAGCAGAAAAGTTTCCGTTTGCGGCCATTTCGCTACCAAAAGTAGAATAAGTATTTACTGTGGCCCAAGAACCTGAAATACCATCAGCTACAGCTGCTCTATAGACTTTATCTGCATTACCTAGTACCCACCATTGAGAGCTAGTATCATTACCACTACCATCTTTTTCAGTACGATAGCGTATAAATTCTGTATTAATAGGTACGATAGCTGTGTTTCTATTTGATTGATTACTAGAAGTACCTTTTTTTGTAACACTACCTCTTTTGGTATTAATAGCATTATCAAACTCTTGAAACTGATTATCTGATATATCTAATTCAGATTGATATGTAACTAATCCACCTGAAAAATCTCTTATACTTTTTCTAGCCATTAAAAGTCATTATAAGGAACAGTTAGAATTGTACTGCCATCTCTTGATTGTCTTTCAAGAATAACTCGTTGCTTTTGCTCTAACCATTCGTTTTTAAAATATGAAATTAAATTTAGGTCTCTAAGCCTCTCTGATACTCTCCAACATGGATAGTATATTAAAATTCTCTGATAACGCTCATCTATCTCTGGTTTACCAAAGGTAAGTGTAGTATTGTCGTGATTTGAACTATCTGTTGTTGTAACATTTGCACTAAGTCTTACAGTAGTAGAATTTGTAATAGTAAGGGCAAATAATTCACTAGACATTAATGTACCTGTAACACTCATCCCTTCTCTAACTAAGGAGGTGCTATCCATAGTAATATCAGGACTATTATGATCAATATCACAAGTTGCATCTTGAAACATTTTATGTGGTAATCTATAGTAATATACTTTGATTTCTTTTACTTCAGTAGGAGTAGGAAAGATTCCTAGCTTATCATCATGGATGTAATAAGCCTTATCTGTAGTAATATTACTCATAGAAGAATCATCAGGTATATCACTTATCTCATTAATACCAATTCTTTGACAAATACTACCATCGTAT